CGACGGCGACGAAAATAGTGACGGATATTCGACTGAAAAAACTTTGATTTAGTTCGAATCCCCCGAGTTTTATTCCAAGATCTACGACTCATTTTGAACCTCAACGACCGGAGAGACAACCGGCTCAGGATTAAGGATTTTTGTTGCAACCTCTTCTTTTAAAAGGCCCATCTGGGCCATTTCAACACGATTACGACTGTCGGAACAAAAATCGAGGAATAAAGCAGGGTCATTATCAAAACGATTCCTAAGGGAAGCAGGAAGCTCATTGAAGAGAGTTTTAGCACCAGCAACAAATTGCATGGCTTCCTGATAATCATGGCCAGTTACATCGAGATATTGAGGAGCAGCCTGATTGAGAACGGGCAGCTCACCGGTGGAAAGGTAACGAGACATTAAAATATTTATATCGCACTCATCTTTAAATGATTGCTTAGTGTACGGCGAATCTTCGGCGAAAGTAAGGGAAGCAGAGACTTTAGGAGAATAAGACGTTTGAAAACCCTTGAAATTATTAATGATAGGACGAACAGAATTGGAACTCATTTTTTCACCTCGATATAGATTAATTTAAGAGCCAGTAAAATACACCCTGCGGGTGTTGCGTTGACCTGGTCAACATCAAAGATGTTGACCAGGTCATCCGCGTTTTAATGATAAGGACGATAATTAGTGTTACCACCACCGATCCGAGAGAACCAAGGCAACAAAGGTCCAATGGTTTGAACACCACGTTGCAGAAAAGCCAAGATTTTCCCGTATTGAGTTTCCGAAATATCGCCTTGGTTACGAAGAGATTTCAGTTCCTCAAGAACAACAGAATGATTTGCAGAGTTAAGCCGGGCCCGAGAGTCCTCAGAAAGTTTCTGACTTTTGAGAAGGTCACGAACGAAAGATTGATTAATCATCATTTCGTTATCAAGACGACCTTTTGCAAAAGCAGAAAAAGTTTGACCCTCAAGCAAAGGACGTTGAAGAGGAACAAGATTCGCTTCGGCAAGCGTCTTTAGAGCTGACGCTTGCTCGCGATCCGCCTGTGCCTGTATCAAATCTTTTTGAGCCTGCGCTTGATATACCTGTAAAGCAGAAGAAACAGCAGGGCCGACAACGTCCCTTGCAGTATAGGAACCTCCTGAAGGAGTAGATGAACCGCCAAAACCGTTGGTAGCGGATAGAATGGGATTAAGACCAGCAAGACGAAGATCAGCAACTTCGCGCTGGTGAGCAGAGTTGGACATATCCCGTTGGAAATTCTGCTGCATCAAAACAGAATTGCGAGATTCAGCATTAGCCATAGCAGAACCAGCCATTGAAGCAGCAGCACCGATTAGAGCAGGCCACATAATAACCCCCTAGAAGTGATCAATTAGACCGGGTACACCATAAACAGGCATGGGCCGAGCACATTTCAACTGGATATATGAATCAAACAAGAAATGAGGCTCAGAAGGTACAGCAATACACCTATCTAGTGGTGGATTCTCAACTATAAAATCAGCATCGAGAACAGGAGCATTAGCGAACTCTTGTGATAAATGCCAAGAGTCAAGAGATTGTGCAAATGATGAACGAAACTCACCAGTAATAGAGGAAGGCTTATAACGGTATTCAGCATATCGTTCCTGATAGCCAAAAACTTTGTCATCATTTGACGGATTGCCATCGGCATAAATCTCTTTTTGAAGAACAGCTTGTTCACCAATGTGAGAAAGAGCAGGCCAATAGAAGTCAAAACGAGTTTTACGACTGAACATACGGTTAAGGCCTTGCTGATAGGTAAGATCAGAACGCACAGAAACGAGGCCGATAATAATACAGTGCTCAGTGAAAGAAGAAGTAAAGCCATGACCATTGATAGAAGCAGTGCCAATGGCAGCAAGATTACCCTGGGGCGTGTCAATGTTAGTACCAGATCCGCCAGTTTGAGGAACTGGAGAAATATTAACAGAAGTGGAACCGCCGCCAAGATATTCGGGCCGTTGAAGACGAGCATCCGGAGAAGTTACACCGAAATGTGATTTAATAAGCTCGATATAACGAGTACCTCCACGTGCATCACGCTCATAAATTTTTTGAATCTGAAACATTTGACGAAGAGAATTAATAGTATTAGCGGTTGCTTGAGACAAATCAGCATAGACATTGATTTTAGAAGTATCTTGGGGATTGGCAGCAAAAGCTAATTGATTAGTAGGATAACCAGTGGAACCACTAAAGAAAATACTATCAGTATTAGTGGCCGCGGAACCCGCAGAGTTAATATAATTAGTCCCGGGAATATCAGTTTCTACAGCACTTATCGGTTGTGCGTTGCCAGAGCGAAGCAAACCAAGAACAGGAGCAGTGCCACCGACAAGCATGGAAACACTAGGCCCTTTTTGGGGCCAAGGCAGACTAGAAGTAAAATAATCATGGCGTTTGCCGCGACGCTGCAAAGCGAACTCGGCCGGGTCGTCGGGGCCATCACCGAGAGGAACGGTTTCTGGTTCCTGCATATTCTGGTCGCGAAACCATTCGTTCCAGATCAGATTATAAGCACGATGAAAAAGGGAAGAGTGCTCGAGATCCGGAACCCCGGTAGGTATACCAAAATAATCAGAAAGAGAATTGGCAGCATAACCAGTTACAGCCGGGGCATGCATATGAGGGATAGTAAAATCAGTAGAATCGTCAGGTGAAGTTCTTTCACCGTTAAACCGTGCCCAGTTTTCCCAGATTAAACGAATAGGAACAGCAAAGTAGTGCGTATCCATGAACATGTTATCCATGATGGGAAAGATTGGAGTAGCAAGACGAGCAAGAGCATTCAAACGAACATTGAAAGTGTCACCGGGAAGAGCTTCGTCAATATAAAAAGGAACAAGCAAACCAGCATCAAAAGTGGTTTTATAACCATGAGAGCGGTCAAAAGTTGAACGAGGAATTTCGGCTTTAGGAACTTGTGAAAATTGATGAGTCATTACAGATTGACGTCTAGACATTATAGACCTCCGTTATTAGGAAAACCATGATTGATAGAAGGCTGTATAGGTTCAAGAAGGCCAGTTTCATCACAAAACTTGCCTATTTCAAAAAGAGTAAAGTCGGATGGATTACGATATAGAGCTGAATTTTCATCTAATGCAGCATTGTTGAAATCACGAATAGCAGTATTACTATTGTGAGAGAAGAACGGAGTTGCAAATACTTGGGCTTTACTATCGTAAACAGAAAAAACAGACTTTTTCACTAGAGACTCCTTTTTAATGTAGTTAATTGTGCTTTTTTGACAATTTCACGAGCGGTTAACCTGTCGGGAGTAGAATTTATGTCATTAGCGCGCGCCTCCTTTCTTTTAGTTTTAATCTTATCAGCTTTTTGCGGGTTAGATTTGATAAGTTTGTCCAGATAATAGCGCGGTACAGGGTGAGTTTTCCCTTCATGAACAAGGAAATCGGAAGGGAACACATCCGTTGAGAAACGGTCATACCACGCAGATCCGATACCGGGACGATTGGACATGAGAGCGAATTCGGGAGATACATGGAATAGTTCGCCAGTGATGGAGTCATATCGACAGTATTTCTCGTGCTCATAGGCAGATTTCCCGTTTTGTTTCTTCATACAATAACGCGCTACGTAAGCCGCAGTGCTGTAGGTAAAAGGAGATATGAGAGCGTGTCCGAGGCCCCATGTATCAGACAGTAATTGTGAGATATAGAGGGAATGGCCGCGAGAGTTACGGCTATGTAATGTGCGATCATCCGCAAAATCAACTCCAAACAAGATAGCATGATAGTGCGGTCGGCGGGTGTCATCGCCATACTCACCGCAAGCGTAATAGCGAAACTTCCCGATATGATGGCGGAGACGCTTGAAAAACTTTTGTAAATGATCTTTTTCCAAGGAAAGGGTAAAGGGTAAATTCTCGTCACTATACGTGAGAGTAATGAAGCAGTTTCGGGAGTGCATTTTAGATTCATGGACACACCTTATGGCCCACATCCGTGAGCGATCTATGCGGCAGCCAATACACTGACCGCAAGGGACTTTAACCTCAAGATCAGAAAAACCCGCAGAGCGGCTGAAAACTAATTTACGTTTTCCAGAGGTTCCGACAGTGCGAGAACGATAGCCGACAAGTGGAGAATAGCAAGGCATGTCAAAGTCGAATACCTCCGCGCATGGGATTGCCGGCGAGATTCTTCTTGTGGGTAAGCACAGCACCCTTAGTAAAATTACGACGACTACTTGATTTTGACATTTTAAACCGTTTCATAAAAACCTCCTTTTAGATTGAGTGAACAGCTTACGCTGTCACTCCGCATGTAGACATCAAGATAGACTACATGCGGAGTTTGTCAACAAACTTAACGACGGCGACGAAAATAGTGACGGATATTCGACTGAAAAAACTTTGATTTAGTTCGAATCCCCCGAGTTTTATTCCAAGATCTACGACTCATTTTGAACCTCAACGACCGGAGAGACAACC